AAACGACTTTAGAAAACTACGACTATACGCTAGAGGTGAACAATCTATACAAAAATATAAGGAAGAGTTATCTATAAACGGTGATTTGTCCTATCTTAATTTAGACTGGAAGCCAGTACCTGTTATACCTAAGTTTGTTGATATTGTTGTCAATGGTATTGCTGAAAGAACTTATGATATAAAAGCTTATTCGCAAGATCCGTATGGTGTTAGTAAAAGAACAGATTATATGGAATCAATGTTGAGAGATATGAGATCAAAAGAGTTTAATGATTTTGCTCAAGAAAATTTTAACATGAATACTTATGAAAATCCTAAAGAAACTTTACCAGACACAGAAGAAGAATTAAAACTGCACATGCAGCTTAACTACAAACAAGCTGTTGAGCTAGCTAATGAGCAAGCTTTAAACACGGTAATGGAGGGTAATAGGTACGAATTAATTAAAAAACAATTTTACTACGATTTAACAGTTTTAGGAATAGGTGCTGTTAAAACAGACTTTAACACTTCTGAAGGAACTACAATTAAATATGTTGATCCAGCTAATCTAGTATATTCTTACACTGAGTCTCCGTACTTTGAAGATATATATTATGTTGGAGAGGTGAAATCAATACCTGTAAACGAGTTAGTAAAACAATTTCCACACTTAACTATAGTTGATTTAGAAGAAATTATGAAAAATAATTATGGTCATAAGACTAATTATTCTTCTTCTAAAAATTCACAACAAGACAACAACACTATTCAAGTTTTATATTTTAATTATAAAACGTTTATGAATGAAACTTACAAAGTTAAACAAACAGGTAGTGGTGCTGATAAAGTTATAGGTAAAGATGATACTTTTAATCCACCTATGGATTCAGAAGGAAATTTTGGTAAACTGCAAAAGAAAATAGAAGTATTATACGAAGGAGCTTTAATAGTAGGAACTAATAAGCTAATAAAGTGGGAGATGGCTAAGAACATGATGCGTCCTAAAAGTGATTATACTAAAGTAAAAATGAGTTACGCTATAGTTGCGCCAAGAATGTACGAAGGTCGCATAGAGTCTTTAGTGAGTCGTATAACAGGTTTTGCTGATATGATACAGCTAACACATTTAAAGCTACAGCAAGTATTATCTAGAATGGTGCCAGATGGTGTTTATTTAGATGCTGATGGTTTAGCTGAAATAGATTTAGGTAATGGAACAAACTATAATCCACAAGAAGCTTTAAATATGTTCTTTCAAACAGGATCTGTTATTGGTAGATCAATGACTGCTGATGGTGATGGTAACCCAGGTAAAGTTCCTATTCAAGAAATATCAAGTGGTAGTGGTGGTCAAAAAATGGGTACGTTAATTCAAACGTATAACTATTACATGCAGATGATAAGAGATACAACTGGGTTAAATGAAGCAAGAGACGGTAGTACACCAGATAAAAATGCTTTAGTAGGTATACAAAAAATGGCTGCAGCAAACTCTAACACTGCAACAAGACATATTTTACAAGGAGGATTGTTTTTAACTTCAGAGGTAGCTCAATGTTTATCTCTTAGAATATCTGATATACTAGAGTATTCACCAACAGCAGATGCTTTCGTTCAACAAATTGGTGCTCACAATGTTGCAACTTTAAGTGAAATGAAAGAGCTACACTTATATGATTTTGGTATATTTATAGAGCTAACACCAGATGATGAAGAGAAACAAATGCTTGAGCAAAATATACAAATGGCTCTTCAACAAAAGCTAATAGAACTAGCAGATGCCATAGATCTTAGAGAAATTAAAAACATTAAACTTGCAAACCAAGTATTAAAAATACGTAGAGCTAAAAAACTTGAAAAAGATCAAGCCGCTCAAAAACAAAATATTGAATCTCAATCTCAAGCAAATCAACAAGCAGCTCAAGCTAAGTCTCAGTCTGAAATGCAAGCTAATGAAGCTAAAATTCAAGGTGAAATACAATTAGAGCAAACTAAAGCTGAATTAAAAATCCAGCAACTCCAACAAGAAATGGAGATGAAAAAACAACTAATGCAAACTGAGTTTGAGTTTAACATGCAGTTGCGTGAAATGGAGTCAGAAGCAACAAATAAAAAAGAAACGCAAAAAGAAGACCGTAAAGACGAAAGAACTAAAATACAAGCCACTCAACAAAGTGAGATGATTGATCAAAGAAATAATGGTAAATCACCTAAAAACTTTGAGTCAGCAGGTAATGATAGTATAGGAGGTGATCTCAATCTAGGCGGTATGTAAAAAATTATTAACTATTATTATATTATATTATGGAACAAAAAAAAGAAGAAGTAATTGAAAAAATTACAAAAGTAGACTTATCTAAAAACAAAACAATTGAAGAAGATAATGTTATTAAAGTAGATTTAAATAAACCACCAACACCAAAACAAGATGAAACTAAAAAAGATAACCCTGACGACAAGGGAGTGGTTGCAAAGCCTGATAATGCCGAGCCCACAGAAAAACAAAAAGAAGTACAACCGGAAGAACAAGCACAAGAAGAAGCTCCAGTATTAGAAGAAATAACTGACGAAGAGATTAAAGATGAAGCCGAGGTATTAGCTGAAGATATTATTGATGCTGCTATAGAAAAGCAAGAAGATGGTAAGCCTTTACCTGAAAATTTACAAAAAGTTGTAGATTTCATGGAAGAAACTGGTGGTACATTAGAAGATTATGTAAAACTTAATCAAGACTTTACAAACTATGATGATAAAGCTTTATTAAGAGAATACTATAAAAACACAAAATCACATTTAGATAGTGATGAAATTGATTTCATAATTGAAGAAGACTTCTCATTTGATGAGGAAATAGATGATGAAAGAGATATCAAAAAGAAAAAGATTGCGCTTAAAGAGCAAGTTGCCAGCGCAAAAAGCCACTTAGACGGGCAAAAGTCTAAATACTATGATGAAATCAAAGCTGGATCAAGGTTAACGCCTGAAGCCAAAAAAGCAATGGATTTCTTTAATAGATACAACAAGGAGTCAGAAGAAACTCAAAAAATAGCTAAAAATAATACAGATATTTTTAAATTAAAAACTAAAGAAGTTTTTAACGACAAGTTCAAAGGTTTTGAATACAGTGTCGGTGATAAAAAATATAGGTTTAATGTGAAGAATGCTAACGAGGTCAAAGATAGTCAAAGCGATATAAACAATTTTGTCAAAAAGTTTTTGAACAAAAATAGTCAAATGTCAGATGCTAAAGGTTATCATAAGTCTTTATTTACAGCAATGAATCCCGATGCTATTGCTAATCACTTTTATGAACAAGGTAAAGCAGACGCTGTTAAAAACAGTGTTGCTAAATCTAAAAATGTAAACATGGATCCTAGGCAATCGTTTTCAAACGATAATACTAGCGGACCAAAAGTAAGAGCGCTTAGCGATGATTCTCCTAACTTTAAGTTTAAAATTAAAAACAAATAAATAAATAAATTTAAAAAAACAAAATTATGGCAATATCAAATCCGGGCCCAGGTAATTCGGGCACAGCGGGTAGTTTAAATAGTGTTCCAGCTTCGGCAAAGGCAACATTAGCTTCAAACTACATCGATTTTACTGCGACAGCCACTGCTGGTTGGGCGCAACAATATTTACCAGATCTTATGGAAAAAGAAGCTGAAGTTTTTGGAAACAGAACAATTTCAGGATTTCTTTCACAAGTAGGAGCTGAAGAGGCTATGTCTTCAGACCAAGTTATTTGGTCTGAACAAGGTAGACTACACTTATCGTACACTGGAACAATCGATACTAATACTAATATCTTCACGGTAGCCCTTGACATTGACGGAAACACGGTTGCTTCTGGTGATCATGGTATTCGTATTAATGACATGTGTATCGTTGCTACTGCTCAGGGTACTATTAAGTGCTTATGTACTGCTGCTGCTGCAACAACTGCAACTTTACTTCCTTATGAGGTAGCTACAACTGATGCTGCTGCTGCGTTTACTGATATCTCTAATGCTGCTGCAACTGTATTGGTTATTGGTTCTGAATTTGGCAAAGGTAAGCAAGGTCAAGGAGCTTCTGCTTCAACAACTGCTGGTTTTGGAAACGTTGAACCTAAATTTACTTCTTTCAATAATAAGCCAATAATCTTAAAAGATTACTACGAGGTTTCAGGATCTGATACTTCTGCAATTGGTTGGGTTGAAATTACAGGTGAAGAAGGACAAAACGGTTACCTATGGTACTTAAAAGCTGAAGGTGATACTAGAGCTAGATTTGGTGATTACTTAGAAATGACTATGCTAGAAGCTGTTAAAGGTGTTCCTGGAGCATCTACTGCAGAAGGTACTATTGGTACTGCTGGTGATACTTTTGGTACTGAAGGGCTTTTTGCTGCTATTGAAACTAGAGGAAATGTTACTACTGGTGTTACTGGTGTTAATGCTTCTACTGATTTAGCTGAATTTGATGCTATCTTAGCAGAGTTTGACAAGCAAGGTGCTATTGAAGAAAACATGATGTTTGTAAATAGAGCTACGTCTCTTGCAATGGATGATATGTTAGCTTCAATGAATTCTTATGGTGCTGGTGGTACTTCTTACGGAGTATTTAACAATTCTGAAGATATGGCATTAAATTTAGGTTTTTCTGGTTTCAGACGTGGATCTTACGATTTTTACAAGTCTGACTTTAGATACTTAAACGACAAAGCTACAAGAGGTGGTATTAATTCTAGAGATGCTGTAGCTCCTATTAGAGGCGTTATTATTCCAGCTGGTGTATCAACTGTATATGATCAACAATTAGGTAAAAACCTAAAAAGACCATTTCTACACGTTCGTTACAGAGCTTCTCAAACTGAGTCTAGAAAAATGAAAACTTGGGTTACTGGATCTGTTGGAGCTGTTACTTCTGACTTAGATGCAATGCAAGTTCATTATCTATCTGAAAGATGTTTAATTACACAAGGTGCTAACAATTTCATGTTAATGAAATAAGCACAAACTATTGAAAGAACCGGGGCTTCGGCCTCGGTACTTTTATTTTTATTAATTTTTATTATATTATATTATGGC